GCATCGGAGAGTGCTGTTGAGAATCTTCGGTCTTTTGTGGAGGCAATTGCCTCCAGACAAAACCGACCTTTTTCGCGACCCAGCACTCTTCCCTCCTCCACTGCTTCCTGCTTCGAGTTGTCTGGCTCGAAGGGAGGAATTAATGGATACCTCGCTGCCACAGGAAGGAGCTACCTTCTCGACTGTGGTAGGGCTAAACAGTGGCCCGGGTGGTCTTATGACATACCCGCTGTTGGCCCTCTTCCTCCGTGGACCCTCGACGCTCTTGGTGTTTGGACGCAGGACTCGCTTGGCGGGTTCTGTCGACATGTTATCAAGAACGCAGGTCGACCGGAGTTTGGCAGAGGTGAAGCTTTCAAGGCTGTTGGGGTACTTGTACTCCGACGACAGCGCTCTGAGTTGCAGCTTGCTTCTCAGGCGCGTCTCGAGATTTTGAGATCTCCCGGCCTTAAACACCGCGCGATTGGGGTACCTAGCGCACTGGTGTTCGTCGAGGGCGACTGGATCCGTCGCTCCCGAAATATGTTGCCTCCAGGGCATCATGTTCCGAAAGCTGGTGTCTCCAGCTCGACAAAGCTTCTCCATTATAAGGACGGTGCGTCTTTCTTTTCCGTTGACCTCTCGAAGGCCACAGACGGAATATCGCATGACGCCGTACTTGCAGTGATCCAAGCTCTCCATTCCGCGCACGCCATTTCCAATGGCGATTTCGAGTACGCGATTTGGGGACTTGGACTTTCCAAACACACAAACTGGAGCTTCGGCTCGTTTGAGTGGTTGGCGAGGAGAGGATCTCCGATGGGCACTCCTCTTTCCTTCATTGTTCTCTCTTGGATATCCGCTTGGGCATCTTCTGCCTTTTCGGGTTCTATTACTCACGGCGACGACGCCGTCGGATGTGCCGTTGATCTCGAAGAGCTCAGCGACTATTCGGCTGCCGTCGAATCCGTGGGTGCTAGCATGAATGTTTCCAAAACATTCACGTCCAAGAGCTGTTTCACTTTCTGTGAAACTGCCAGCTTTAAAACTGGAAACAAAGGAGGACGGATTTGCACCTTCATTCCTCCGCCTTGCCCAGCTCCCGGACTCAAATTTCCGGTCGTAGCTGAGGGCAGGGCTCCTCGCCTGTATGTTAACAGGCAGGAGAGAGTAATGAAGACTCTGTTTCCCTACATGTGCCGTGACGCCCGCCTGCACCTCCCAGTGGAGGTAGGCGGTTTCGGCTATGTAGGGAGAGGGCTTCGAATTGCACGTTCCTTGAGACAGCGGCTTGCCAAAGCCGTTTCTCGAGGCGCGAACCCAGTTCTTGGGGCCGCATTGTGCAGTTCGAAGGCATTCCGTGAGGAGGGCCTCTACCCTCGTCTCTTGGTACCGGCACCAAAGATGCCTGGAGAGTTCTATGCTCTCCAAAAGATGACCGCCTCGCCGTTCCTTGAACGTCCGGGGTCGGGCACTTCGGTACCACTCAAATCTCTTGTTGCTCATCGAGCCCGCATAACTCAGGCTATGTGGACGAACATGAACAAAAAGATGAAGAGAGTTCGAGACTCGGGTAGACCAGAGAGGACCAAAGGAAAGGCCCTTTTCAGATCCTGTAAAGGACTGAAACCGATGCGCGCGTTGACCGTGCGCTTCGGACACCACTCTCTCGTACGACACGCCCAGCGTTGTCGCGAGATGGAGGTGGAGGTCTTTCCAGACGTAGCGTTGATGATTCGTGGTAGAACCACCAATTCCTAACAGACCCGTGAGGGTCGGCATGGA